AAGGCAAAAACGCCGGTAAAGAAAAAAACAGAGGATTGGGATATTGCATCCATTAAGGAACGAATGAGAGGAAAGACTATTGTATTCTGTCTTCCTGGTCGTGGATGCTCTTTTACATTTTTGAAGAACTTTGTACAACTGTGCTTTGATATGGTACAGAATGGAATGAGTATTCAGATCAGTCAAGATTACTCTTCTATGGTTAACTTTGCACGTTGTAAGTGTCTAGGTGCAAATGTCCTTCGTGGTCCTAAGCAAGTACCTTGGGATGGTAAATTAGAATATGATTATCAGTTGTGGATTGATAGTGATATTGTATTTGACACGAATAAGTTTTGGCAACTTTGTGACATGGCAATTGATGCTGAAGGAAATGAGAAAGAGATTGTTGCAGGATGGTATGCAACAGAGGATGGACAGACTACTTCAGTTGCACATTGGTTAGAGGAAGATGAATTCCGTAATAATGGTGGAGTAATGAACCACGAAACAGTGGAATCCATCAGTAAGCGGCGTAAGCCTTTCACTGTAGACTACACAGGTTTTGGATGGGTGCTCATTAAGAAGGGTGTCTTTGAGAATCTTGAGTATCCTTGGTTTGCTCCTAAGATGCAAGTCTTTGAGTCTGGTCAAGTACAAGATATGTGTGGCGAAGATGTGTCGTTCTGTCTTGATGCAAAGGAAGAAGGATTTGAAATTTGGTGTGACCCTCGTATCAGAGTTGGTCACGAAAAAACTCGCGTTATTTAAGAGGTACTGAATTATGATGATGAAAGGCGGCACTTATGTTAAGGGCAAACCCAAAAAAACTCGCCAAGGAAACTCGCAATATACTTTAAGATCCGCGACTTCTCGTAATAATGCAAAGAAGAAGTATCGTGGTCAAGGAAGAGGTTAAATGTATGACCTAACTCTTTACACCTATCTCGCACCCAGTAAAGTCTGTGGCGGGGTAGGTGTTTTTTCTTTATGTGATATTCCAAAAGGAACTATAATTTGGAAAGAGAAGCAAAAAGTAGTAAAGGTATCCTGGGATAAAATTCCTGATGAGATATCTGACTATATTTGTTCTATGACTTGGAATGATGATGAAGGATTTTATCTTGATTGTGATTTAGATCGTATGTATCAAGCATATTATGTAAATCATTCTGATGATCCAAATGTTGGTGTTTATGATGATCAATGGTATCAAGCCATTAGAGATATTAAAAAAGGTGAAGAATTGTTGTATAGATACTCAGAAGATGAACAAGATTGGACATGAGCGCATTAATTTGTAACCTCCCCTCGGTAGAGGTATGGGTAAGAAAAGAATATCTTACCGATCATCAGTCTGGACATGGCGAATTTGTAAAGGGCGTTTGGGTATCGTGTAAGTCGATTCCTGGACGTGCTTTTTACTTTGAGACCTACTTACCAGAGTATGCTGCAATGTACGATAAATTGCCCATCAGTGCCTTTGTAAGCGCCCCTGAGACGCCTTCACCTGATATGAACCTACCTAACCTCCAATTCTGGAATTGTATGGATTATGGGGTCATGTCGATTCATAAACAATTTATTGGTTCAATGGATTTTGAGTGTTATACCAGAGATCATGGTATTGTCAAAGGTGAGTATATTTGTACGATAGACAACTATCATCAAGATTGTGATGTAATTGACTATGCAACTAGTGAAAATCCAGCTGAACACAAGTCTCATAACTTGATTGAACTTGAAAACGGTCAGTATGCACTGTATCCTAACAACAGAATGCGTATTTTTGACAACAGTTTGACTCCTGTTGACCCCAAAATGCCTGATTTTAAGGTATCAACTCAATATTATAGTGTTGAAAATGGTTTTGAGCGTCTTGGAATGGGTCGTGAAGACGAATATTTCTGGAAAACCGCAAAAGAACGCGAAAATGAAGAAGAAAAACTTGAAGATATGTACAAATCTCAAGATGGGAGGCATTTAGATCCCCAATAAATAGCAAAAAAGGAAAAATATGGGAACTGAACACGATTTTTTAGATAATTTAGCTAATCATCAGCATCAAAAAATGCTTCGTGAGATATCGAATGATGATTTGACACCAAAAAAGAAAAAACTTCATCAAGAAGGTGAAATTTTTTCGACAGAAAGTGACCCTGAACCATTATACGAATAAAAATGCGGAAAATCCTTGATAAATAATACATAATTGCCGTATTGTTGTGCCTTTAGAAAGGATAAGTCAAGGATTTAAAGATATTAGTATGTCTTTTCAGACTAATCCTCTGACTAAGGATTTAATTGCGATGAAAAATGAGAATGCAATCGCAAGATCAGTGAAAAATATTGTTTTTACAAATCCTGGAGAGAAATTTTTTAATCCAAGATTTGGATCTCGCATTACTGATTCTCTTTTTGAAAATGCCGATGATTTAACTGCAATTGAAATTCAGACTCAAATTGAAGAATCTATTAATAGGTATGAACCAAGGGTTAATTTAAAGTCTGTTGATGCAAATGCCAATATTGATGGCAATGCATTTGATGTGGTTATCATATATGACATTATTGGAGATGATATCCCAACACAACAATTAGAATTCGTATTGCAACCAACAAGGTAAAATGTCACTAGTAAATTTTACAAATTTAGACTTTGAGGACGTTAAAACCACTCTCAAAGAATACCTAAAGTCAAATTCCAATTTTACGGACTATGACTTTGAAGGATCTAACCTATCAACCATTTTAGATATATTAGCATATAATACGTATATTACTTCGTATAATGCTAATATGGTGGCAAACGAAGTTTTTATTGATACTGCAACTCTAAGAGAAAATGTAGTAGCATTAGCAAGAAACATTGGATATACTCCTAGATCAAGAAAAGCAGCAATATCTGCAATATCATTTTTTGTTGATACATCTAACATAACCCCTAAACCTGCGTCTATAACCCTCCGTAAAGGGACTGTAGCAGCGTCTACTGGGGTCTTTGGTGGTTCTAGTGGGGCATTCTGTATTTTAGATGATATAACCGTTCCTGTGATCAATGGAGTAGCTGCTTTTAACGAGATACCCATCTATGAAGGAACAGTTATAGAAAAGAATTTTACTTTTAGTGCTAGAAATCCTCAACAAAAGTTTATTCTACCAAATGTAGGAATTGACACCGACTTAATTAGAGTAGGTGTTAAGAATAACGAATTTTCAACCGCAACGGTAAAGTATTCTTTGCAGGATAATTTATTCTATGTTGGTTCCGATTCAAAAGTATATTTCTTACAAGAAGTATCAGATGAAAGATATGAAGTATTTTTTGGTGATGGAGTTTTTGGTAAAAAACTTGATGATCAGAATTATATCACAGTTACTTACTTAGTAACTAATGGTGATGCTGGAAATGGATTCTCACAATTTTCGTTTAACGGCAGATTGACTTATGTAAGAGATGGAAGTGAATATACAGTTACATCTGGTATATCACTTATAACACCTGAGTATAGTTCTAGAGGTGGATCTGCAATTGAAGAAGTTGAATCTGTTAGAAAATATGCACCAAAAATTTATTCAACTCAGAATCGTGCAGTAACTGCGGATGATTATGAAACATTAATTCCTGCAAAGATATATCCAGATACAGAGTCTATTTCTGTATTTGGTGGAGAAGAATTAATTCCTCCACAGTACGGTAAAGTTTTTATTAGCATCAAACCTAGATTTGGAGATTTTCTTCCTAATTTAATCAAAGATAATATTAAATTAAAATTAAAAAAATATGCAGTAGCAGGAGTTGTTCCTGAAATCTTAGATCTCAAATATCTTTACTTAGAAGTAAGTTCAAGAGTTTATTATAATACAAATTTAGCACCATCAGCTGCTGAGGTATCAACAATAGTTTCTAATAATGCCGCTAAATACGCAGATTCTACTGAATTAAATAAGTATGGTGCTCGATTTAAATATAGTAAATTTTTGAAAATAATTGATGATAGTCATGATTCAGTAACTTCAAACATTACTGTTGTAAAAATGAGGAGAGATTTGAGAGTAGTACCAAATACTATTGCAGAGTATCAAATTGGATTTGGTAATCAATTTTATATTTCAAGCATGACTGGTTACAATATAAAAACTAGTTCTTTTAGAGTTTCTGGAATTTCTGAAAATGTTTATATTGGTGACATACCTAATTCAAATAGACAAACTGGAACTTTATTCTTCTTTACTGTCCCTAATATAGGATCTCAAAGTCCGATTATTATACGGTCCAATGTAGGAACTATTGATTATGTAAATGGTATTTTAACTATTAATGCAATCAATATTATTGCAGCTATGCAAAAAGATAGTCAAGAAATTATAGAAATTCAAGCAACACCTTTGTCAAATGATGTTGTTGGATTACAGGACCTTTATTTGCAACTAGATACTAGTAATAGTACATTTGAAATGGTATCAGACGAAATTGCATCAGGACTTGATCCATCAGCATCAAATTATATCGTTTCTTCTTCTTATGCGGAGGGCAATTTGGTTCGTGCTGGTGGTCCTGAAAATGTTATAACTACTGCAGCAACCGATGCAGTGAATGCGACTACTTCCACCAATAGTTCTTTTGCTGGTACAACCACTGTTACTACTAGCACTAGTGGTGCAACTGGTGGTTCATCAACACCTTCAGGTTCAGGCAGCGGTTACTAATTTAGAGATATAGAAAAAATGGCAGAAACAAGAATCAAGTTTAGCAGCATCGTCAAGAACCAGCTCCCAACTTATGTTGAGAATGAGTTCCCTCTTATCTCTGAATTTTTAAAGCAATATTATATTGGTCAGGAATACAAAAGTGGCCCTGTTGATTTAATACAAAATATCGATCAATATGTAAAGGTTGATGAGCAGACT